CATCATGCGTGAAACAGCAAGACTGATTGAAGATGCCATCATCGGTTCTTCCAACCAGTATCCTTGCTATCTCGCTTTTGAAAAAGCTTTCCCTGAAAAAGAACAAAAACTTGATGATGCATTAAGGGAACTGGAACGTGCATTGGCTGATAATAAGGACTACAGACAAGCCCTTGACAACATCCATGCTTCCTACAATGCAGAAATGCAGTTGATCCGTGACGAAGCACAGAAGAAGATTGATTTTTTGCTTGGCACAGTTGAAAGATTACGCAATGAATGTGCAGGATGGAAATATGAAAATGACCGCAAGGGCAAGATGATTGATACATATATCATCAAGCTGCTTGATAAATAGGAGTGAAGAAAATGGGAATTGACAAAGTGATAGAAGATGTATGCAGCACATGGGAACAAGACCAATATGCAATGTATTTGAGAAAGTCCAGAACAGACCTGGAGCTTGAAGCCCTTGGCGAAGGTGAAACCCTAGCAAGGCACAAAGCAATGCTTGAAGCCCTTGCAGCAAAGCACAACATTTCCATGAACCAGATCACTGTATATCGTGAAGTGGTGTCTGGTGACAGTATTGATGAACGGCCTGAAATGCAACGGCTGCTGTCAGATGTCTATGCAAACAAATTCAAGGCAGTCCTGGTAGTTGAAATTGAACGGCTTGCCCGTGGTAACACGAAGGATCAAGGTGAAGTGGCTGATGCCTTCACATTCAGCAACACACACATCATCACACCTGCAAAGGTCTATGATCCAAACAATGAATTTGATCAGGAATATTTTGAATTCGGCCTGTTCATGTCCAGAAGGGAATATAAGACCATCAAGCGCAGATTGGAAGCAGGAAAACTGCAATCTGTCAAAGAAGGCAATTACATCCTTCCCACCCCACCATATGGATATAGCATTGTAAAGAGATCAAGAAAAGAAAGAACATTGGTGGAAAACCCGGAAGAATCCAAATTCGTCAAGATGATCTTTGACTGGTACACTGAAGACAGAAAGCCCACCACCTGGATTGCAAACCAGTTGACGGAAATGGGAATCAGAACCAGAAAGAACAAGGAACGTTGGTCACGCAGCACCATAAAAGATATTCTGTTTAATGCACACTATATCGGAAAAGTTTCATGGGGACACCAGGAAATCATAAAGGAAAAAGATCCTGTGACTGGCAAAGTGGTAAAGAAACGCAGACAGGTTGAAGCAAACATTCAACTGTATGAAGGAAAACACGAAGGTCTTATATCTGAAGAACAGTTCTACAAGGTCAGAACAATCTATGGCAGCAATGCCCCTGCCAAGATGGACACAACGCTGAAGAATCCGTTGTCCGGCATCATGGTATGCAAGGACTGCGGAAGAAGAATCAAGTATCATGACTTTGGCGACAACAGATCCACCAGATACAACCACCCATTCAAATTGAAGTGCAAAAAGAAATCTGTTGCAACAGACATTGTAATTGATGCCATCATAGACGGCCTGAAAGCCTACATCGAAGACTACCAGATCAAGATGGACACATATACAGCGGAAGACGAAGCAAACCGCCACAAGGCCGCTCTGGAAGCCCTGGAAGGTGAATTGAAAAAGCAGGAACAGAAAAAAAGAAGATTGTTTGATTCCTGGGAAGCCGATGATGGAACCTACACCAAAGAAGAATTCATTGAAAGAAAACAGATGTACACACACACCATCGAAAAACTGAAGCAGCAGATTGAGGACTACAATGCAAACATGCCAAAGCCTGTGAACTATGAAGAACAGATCACAACACTTCATGCTACCATTGACACCCTGAAGAATCCTGACATTGATGCAAAGGAAAAGAACATTTTCCTGAAGAAAGTCATTGAAAAGATCACTTTTGATTCTGTTGACCTTGGCAAAAACAAAGGTGCAAAACCCATCATTGACATCTATTTGAAATAAGGGCAAATTTTTTTGCCCCTGATTATCATCATGTATGGTCTATCTTAATGTAGCATACATGATGGTAATCAGCCTTGACCCCATGATATACTTGAATTATACAGTAATGCCTGAATATTAAAAAACGGTAAATGAAGGAAGTGCCACAATGGACACATATAGCAAACTACAAAAACAATACATGTTGAAGCAGATCACGGAAGAAGAATACAGAAAGCGGAAGGCCGTCTATCTTGAAACCATCCTGGAAATGTATTGCCTTGGTTATCTGTCAAAAGAAGAACTGTATGAAAGAGTAAATAAGGACTAAAGGAAAGGGAAGGCCATCTGGCCTTCCTTTTTTGTGGTTGAAATCTGTGTGGAATCGTCCTAGAATATAACCATCTTTTAACAGGTGGTGTCATCATGGGACTGAAGTTCAGAAAAAGCGTAAAGATTGCCCCTGGTGTGCGCTTGAATGTCAGCAAGAAAAGCGCATCCGTTTCTGTTGGCGGCAAGGGCTTCCACAAGACATTCAGCACAACAGGCAAGACAACAACCACTGTCGGAATTCCCGGCACTGGCCTTTCATATTCCAAGACATCCAAGAAGGCAGCGGCACCGAAGCAGAAGAAGCCTTCCCTGTTCAGCAGCATCAAAGACCTGGCAAACAAGTCTGTGCTGCTTGAATGGCAGAATGTGATCCTGGAAGATGAATCAACGAAGCTGCACATGTCCAGGGATCAGCTTGAAGACTGCACTATTGAACAGGCACAGAATGACATGCGGATCTTTGATGACTGTGCCACCCTGATCAATTCCACTGTGAAGCCGGATGTGTTCTTCTCCCGGCTTGACCTAGCTGAAAGCACACTGGATCACCTTGTCACCTTGGAACCGTACATGAACCAGATCAAGTGCATCCAACTGGAAGCTTCCATGTCTGACCTGATGAACAAGTTCCAGGAAGAAAAGGACAGCTACACAACAGATTTCCTTTACAGGTATTATGCTTCTGTCAAGGAAAAGGCAGACGGCCTGAAGACTGAAAAAGGAAAGCAGAATCAGTTCCAGAAGTTCTATGAAAGCCTGGAACCCTATTTTGAATCAATCAGTGATCTGAACATGGAATACATTGAAGCCATGAAGGAACAGAAGATATAAAAAAAGAAGGCCAGGGATTATTCCCTGGCCTTTCTCTGTCACTTGTGGAATTGTTCAAGGTCATCAATCCGATGATTGGCAACACTGATTCTTTCTTCATCAACATCTAACTTCCGTTCCACTTCATACAGTCTTTCAACTGCATTGTTGTGAAGATCCACCTTGTGTGCTAATTGATCCAATTTGTATTCAATCAGCGCAATGGTGGTGTTGTGCTGTTCGTCTGATTTTTTCTGCTGAAAGACATTGTTGATCATACAGACCACAATGCCCACAGCACCTGTGATGATGGCTTCAATCATTTCCTTTCCCCCTGGTTGTTTATGCTTTATATCCGATTGCTATCCATCCAACAGATGTGTTGGTGGTGTTGTTTCTTGTGACATAGGCATCAAAACCTGTGACCGTGATGTCTGCCGCTGCATTGCCTGAAACAGATGTGCCTGGAACAGTAGTGATGGCTGTGGTCAGCACCATGGGAACAGATGTGTATGCCACACCAAACTTCACAGCCTTGGCTGTCGGTGTGTTTGCAACAGGTGTGATGGTTTCCACACCCCACTGGATCAGAAGTCCATTGGAGAAGTGAACCCGGCCTGTTCTGGTTCCATGCACAACAGGTTCACTGGTGACAAATTCGTCACCACCGTTTGCCCTGGTCACCTTTACATTGGCATCAAAAACAAGGTTCTGTGTGCCTGTCAAATATCGCCAGATTCCGTGTGATCTTGCTGTGTCCCAACATCCAATGGAAGTCACACTGTTGCCACTGGCACCATAAAACTTGCAGTTGTGGACATTTTCTGCATCTTCAGAAGTCTGAAAATAGATGTCCTTTTCTATATCAGACTTTTTGACACCGCCCATGTATATGTATTTGTTGATGCTCATGGGCAAGTCAATTTCCAAACCTTCATCCAGTTCAGAAACCTTGCCAAAGGCCATGCCCTTTCCACTGGAATTGAAGTCAAGCAAAGTGAACGCAGTTGCCACTTCTGCAAAGGCTGTTGTGGTTCCAAAGTAGTCTGTCACCGACAGCCGCAGATCATAGGAAGCATCAGGACTTAGGTTGATGTTCAACAACATGCTGCTATCATAGGAATACACGCTTCCAGTTTGCGCTTGCTCCCAGGTGTCACTTGACTTCTGCCTATATTCCACAACATAGCTTTTGGTGTTCTTATCATTCACCGCAGAAACACTGAACTTGACCCTTGCCAAAGCCATTGTTCCATTGTCATCAGCAGACCCCAACCCGTTTGCCCGGATTGCAGTGAAGGTGTTGATCTTCGGTGCAGCATAGGCATTGACCGTGATGCTTCTGGTGGTGCTTGCAGTCCGTCCTCGGCTGTCTGTGACCGTGATGGTGACAGTGGATGTGCCGGACTTCGTAAGGACACCAGATGTGAAAGAAGCCTTTGTGAAGCTTGCTCCCTGGATGGTGGTCTTGTATGCCTTGATGGTGGATGACAAAGCACCTGCTGCTGTGATTTTAACCGCTATTTTAGACTTGTTCTGGACATAGGCACCGAACTGTGCAGCAAGGGCAGAATCAGCTTCTGACAGGCTCACGGAACTGATTGTCGGCACCACAGTTGAAGGCACCGTCAGTGTGAAGTTCTTGCTGACAGCAGATCCAATCTTCGTGCTGCCGGAATAGGTTGTCACTGTGACCTTTGCCGTTCCGCTTGTGGCATTGGGAATGGCATTCAGCCAGGATGTAGGGATGGCATAGGATGTGGATGTTCCAACCCCTGTGGTGGTCTTGGAATAGCTGCCGAAGCTGAAAACCACCGTGTGTGTGAAACTACTTGCCGCCCTGGTGATGTTCACTGTCACTTCATTGGTGCCATTCACAGAAACCGAAGATGTCACACTGCTGATGGTGGATGCTCTGGCAATGGTGTTGAAGGTGCCAGATCCAGATGCAGTGACATTGCCATAATAGGTGCCGGAAAGCGTGACATTGATGCCGCAGGTTGCGGAAAAAGAACAGGTCTTGGTGCCGTTTGCAGCATGTGCCACAGTGACAGTTTTGGTGAACAGTGTCTTGGTCTGGTTGCCGGAAAGGGATGCCGTGAAGTTGAAGGTGTACTTGGTTCCATTGATGGTCAGGCTTCCTGACTTGCTTGCACTGGAATTGATGGTATAGGAAGAACCTGTGGAAACAAGCTGCACCTTGACAGTCACACTGGATGTGTTGTTTGCCACGGACTGTGATCCAACAGACCACACGATCTGAAGTTTATATCCTGTGCGGATTGCCTTTTCAATAGTTCCTGATGTTGCCATACACATTCACCCCTTCCTGTCAAATCTTCTTGAAGGAAAGGTTGCCGTTCTCTCTTGGCATGAAGGCAAAGTTTCCTAATTGAAGGCTGTGAAGGATCTGTGTATCTGTCACATACAGTTTTCTATTGCTGAAATAGGCCACTTCAGCACCATCCTGAAGGAAGCTGATTCTGTCATTGCTGATCTGCAATTCCAGTTCATTTCCCACTTCACCAAGCAGGATCTGCCCATCAACAAATCTGATATACTTGCGTATTTCTTCAAACTGTGCATCAGACCCGGTTGCCACTGCTTCCAGGTCTGCGCTGAACTGTGTGAACTGAATTTCCACACTGTTCTTGGTCTGCTCAATAGCTGTGCTGACCGATGACACCAGGGCTTCTGTGTCTTCCTTCAGGGAATAGTTTTCAGCAACCACTGACTGAATGTTTTCAGCAGAAACCTGGATGGATGCCTGAAGGTTCTGTTCCACATTGTAGACAGCTTCAGAAGCGGCCTGTGCGTTTTTCTTGACTTCTTGAAGAACTAGCCCTTGACTTTCTGAAATGCCCTTCACGGCTTCAGAAAAAGCCGGGATGACCTTTCCAAGTGTCATGTGATTGGCAGCAGGATCAAGCAGGTTGATAGAAAGCTTGCTGACCAGGAAAAGCTGATCCAAGCCATGTGGCTTGCTTTCTGCTCTGACCTGTGTTCCCAGGTGGAAGGATGTGATGTCCTTGTTCACAGTTGCCAGGTCAGCAGCCGTCAGGTCAATGGTTTCCCATGCCTTGACAGAATCAGAAAGATGTGCTTGCCCTTTGGCCTTCAGGTTTTCAGCATCTGTCACATCCTCAAAAATGACCGTTTTGACAATCGTGCCGAATTGTGCTATGGCATCCGCATCCTGAATAAAGTCCACATCACCATTCACAGAATTGATGGTCAGCCGTGTGTCTGTGTCTTTCCCTTCTTCATCCTTCAGCTTGGCACCCAAAGGGATGATGACAGTGGCAATGTCTTCACCCTTCCTGACCCGTTTCAGATCAAGCAGGTTCTTTCCAAACTGGATGGACTGTGGTGCAAGCAGATTGATTTCTGCCAGATAATCAAGATAGTTGATGCCTTCTTCATGCCTGATGATGATATAACCACCAAGCAGTTCAAGCAGCTTCTGGTTGATCACTTCCCAGGTGTTCACATAGTCAATATCAGAACGGACAATGTAATCATTGGGATCTGTGACAGTCACATTGCCAAGCGTGAACTGCTTTTCTGCATCCACCTGGGCATTGTGAATGGTGATCAGCATGGACAGAAAGTCCCAAATGCTGCCCGTGAAGGAATACGGTCTTTGAATGCTGTCCAATAAAAAGGACAGTTCGCCTTCACAAGTGATGTGCTTTTCATTGTGCCATCCAATGTCTTCATCCAGTGGTCTGCCCCGGAAGATCATGAAGTCATCCTGATAGACAGTGATGATGGACTTCAATTTCCTGATAAGGCTGAAATAGGGATGATCAGGATAGATGGTGAATTCAAAGCTGCCTGTCTTGTTCAGTTCCAGTTCCAAAGACGGTTCAAAGATCTTCAGACTTTCAAGCTTGCTGTGGTATAGCAGCAAGCCATCACAATAAACCTTGTACATAAAACCACCTTGTTTTCAAAGTGGTCAGGGATGGCAACCTGTAAGAAATGCTTACAGGTTCGCTTCTTGCCAGGTGAAGCTGATGACACCAATGCCTGTGACAGTCACAGTGTTTTCACCTTCAACCAGTTCCAGTTCCGGCAGTGTATAGGAACCACTGCCAAGATCCCAAATGTTTGAACCCTGGTAGACAATGTTCATGCTGCTTTCCGTTGCAATGGTCACTTCCGGCACAGCACGTTTTCTACCGTTTGTCAAGGTGATGGCATGTGTGCCGCTCACAGCAACGGAAACTTCCGTCTTTGCAAGCTTGTATTTGTACGGCTCACAGTCACATTCAATGCTGATGATGCCGATGTTCTTTTCATTGGTGAAGCTTGACACCTTGATTCTGCCCAGGTAATAGAAAAGCGGATCATCATCAAGGATGATCCGCATCTTCTTACCATGCAGTGCATTTTTCACAGTGGAAAACAATGAAAGGAACTGTGCCTGTGGAACAATGGTTGAAAAGCTGAACTTGTGTGTCAGGTCTTCATATTTCGGTTCACCAAAAAAGTCCGTCAGATCCAGGGAACTGTCTGCACCTTCAATGTCAATCTTTCTGACCTTCACTTCAGGGCTTCCAATCTCCTTGGAATTAAGAATCAATTTCAGGTCATCATAGGAATGTAAGCTTCCAAAGGTGATCCCTTTCATTGCATTCACCGCTTTCTTCAATTAGCGTTCAATCAGCTTCTTGCCCTTCACTTCATAGATCTTGCCGGAAACGATGACCAGGGCAAACATGTCACCGCAGTCACAGTTCACCAGTTCACCATTGGCAATGTGAACCTTGTCCATGGTGCCAGTGCCAGTGTCAAGCAGTCCGGCAGTGCCGTTCTTGATTTCATCTTCAGTCAGCAGGTGCTTGTTGATGTCCAGGTAAAAACCTGCACCGATTCTTGCCAGGTCAGTGTTGGTTTCAACCAAGGTCTTTTCACCAGTGGTGAACTTCATGATGATTTCATGAGCAGTCATATTGACCTTCCTTTCTTATTCAATGCTGTTCAAACTGTTTTTCAGGCCATTGATGTAAGCAGCCGTGATCTTTCCACCGCTTCTGATTGCGGACGGCAAGGCTGTTGGTGGATTCATGACCGCAATCAGTTGCCGTGCCAGATCCACTGTGTCAGCTTCCATTTCCGTTCCTGCTGTCACATAAAAACCACTTGTGTCACCAGAATAGGTGATTTCTTTATAGGCCATGAAGTCAAAAATCCGGCCTATAAAGTTGTTCCATTCCTTTGCCGTCAATGGTTTTACTGTGTACGATTTTTCACCAGTTTGGACATATGGCAATGCAGCACCCTTGGTGACATTGCTTGTCCAAGACCAATCATCAGGTCTGATTGGTGCAAGCGTGGTCACTGTTGCCGAAGCGGAATCATACAGTTCATCCGTATTGTAGTCATAGAGATAAACATAGCCCTTCACCTGCGTATTGCTAGGGATGTTATAAAAAGGCCATGTCAATCCTGTGGTAGATGTGAACCTTGAACTGGTGTGTGTCTGCTCTTTTCCAAGATAGGAAATTTTGAACACAACATAATAGTTTCCAGACGGTGCATCCACTTCAACATTCAGCGTTACACCGCCAGATGTCGAAGTGAATGTCCGAATATAAAGCGTTGGTTCTTCTACTTCTTCAGGCTCTGTGTAAAACAGCACAGTTGTTGCGGATTCCATTGCTTCCTGCCCGGAAGTTGCTGCACGGGGAGAAACTTTTAGATAATAACCCGTGTCTGGCTCAAGCGGATATCCGTTATAAGCATCGGTTTGGCTGTACGGAACATAGCTGAATGTAAAAGTACAACTCGACATATCACGAACATCAACATATCCGCAGTACGGCATGTCCGAAGTAGTTTCACCGATATAAAAACGAATATAACCTGTTCCACTAGGCCAACCTTTAACTCTGACGGTAATGGATGTCGGAGTGGCAGAAAGTAACGTTATACTAGTTGCCATTCAATCACCCCCAAACAGGTGTCACTGTCACATCACCGCCACCGACACCTTCAAGGCCGGAAACCTCGGCAAACTGGAAATCCCACGATCCAAGCGGATAAACCTTGCCAGTAGAAGTGACCTGCAAGAATTCCGTATTATATGCCTTCAGTTTTGCACTTAAATAAGCATCACGAATTGCGGAAAAGATTGTGATGCCAGATGCTGCAACTTCAATGCCGCCACCGATACCAACAGAAGTTTCTGTCGCATCAAGCAGATTCATCCAGGTGTTTTCATCAGAAGACCAGTAGTCTGCACCTTGAATGTTCGGACTGGAAACCAGTTCATCTGTGATGACTGTGCTAATCTGATCTTTTGCACCAACAGAAAGATCAGACCATTTAATTGCACCAGTCAAAACAATCTGTTCCGCTACCAGTTTTCCTTCAATGTTTGCTGCCTTCACATAAAGTGTGCCAGTTTCAATGCTGCTGCCCTTGATCAGTGTTGTGCCGTCATCGTCTTTCACGGTCACACCGTCAATGGTGACAAGCAGTTCAGTGACCTTTCCACCTACATCATGAACTTCAAGCAGGATCTGTTCATCCGTCTTGGAAAGCTTGGTATATTTCTTTTTGGTTTCTTCCTGCTGCAAGCTTGTTTTTTCCGTCATGGTTGAAATGGTTTCACCAACCTGAATCTTGGTGTTCTGCGGATTCAGCAGATCAAGTTCCAACCGTGCCAGTGGGAAGCTGTGTGTCACATCATGCGGCACAGAACGGACATTGACTTTCTTGTAGATCCGCAAGGATTCAATCTGGTTGTCTGTGAAATGCAGGTCAACGGCTTTTGCTTCCAGGGAATCCAACATGTAGCCGCCATTCTGCAACCATTCCACACCAGTTGACAGCAGATCCACATCATCCACAACTTCATCAAAGGTGGTCTTTTCTGTCGGTGCATAAATCCAACCATATTCTTCAACGGCCTTCTTGGAATAGAGCGTATCACCAACCTTCACAATGTCATCCGTGATGTCCCTGTCTGCCATGTTTTCAATGGTCAGTCCGGCAGCACCAATGGGAATAATTGCTGAATAGGTTTCAGATGCTTCAGATGCTTTCTTCAGATCAAGAAGGTTTTCACCAAACACAATTTCCTGGCTGTTGGTTTCCGTGAATTCAGAAAGATAATCAATGTAGTTGCCATCTTCTTCATATCTGATGCAGAGATAACCGCCCAAAGAAGAATCAAACAACTTTGCCTTCAGCACCGCCCAGGTGGAAGCATATTCAGAAATAGACCTTGCAAAGTTCTGATCCTTGACAGTCACGTTTCCAAGCTTCATCTTCTGGAAGTCCTGAACCTTGGCATTGTGGTTGTCAATCAGCCATCCAAGGAAGAATTTCACACGTTCACCGTTTGCTTCCGCTGTGATGTAGCTTTCATCTTCCAAGAATGCATCCGGGAAATCGAATGGACGGACAATGGTATCATTGAAGTATGCCATCACACCTTCCAAGTCAACATTCATTCCATGATCAAAGTCAACCGTGTCACCAGTTGCCCTTCCACGGAAGATGACACCATGATCATCAGAGACTTCAAAGACTGATTTCAGCTTCTTCAAGCTTCCATAGTGCGGATGGTTCTTGTAGATCGTGAAGGAACCTTCACCAACCTTGTTGACTTCAAGGTTCACCTTCGGATTCACAATAACAAGGTCATTGTCTCTCCAATCCATCAGCGGAAGGCCATCACATGTAAGCTTGTACATATTACAACTTCCCTTCCTGCCACTTGATTGTGATTGTTCCAGTGCCGGACAGCTTCAGTGCATTGCCGCCTTCAACAAAGCGGATGTCAAGAATTTTGTTTGTTCCGGCTTTCAGTTTGTATGTGTTGCCTTCAAAGACAACAGTGGTGCCATCATCTGTGCATTCAATCACAGGAACAGATGCCATTCTGCTATTCTGCAACACCACACTTTGTTCTACAGAAGAAAGCACAATGGATACAACCGTTTCATTTTGCTTCAGTTTATACGGATCAACCACTGCCTTGACAGTAATCTTTCCAATGTTCTTGTCCTGCGTGTACTTATCAACCGCACACCGTCCCAACCAATAATAATCAGGATCACGGTCAAGCGTGATTTTGCACCGCAGTCCGTTCAATACGCTTGCAACCTTTGATGCCCTTTCATCAAAAGTAAGGAAATCCCCCGGTGCAATCGCAAACTTGAATTCAAATTCCCGGCTGTTGTACTTGACTTCACCATTGGCTTCAGTCAGATCCAATTGACCATCACGGCCTGGAACCTTCAGAAGATTGGTTTGCGGCTCCGCAGGTGTCGGTGTGAACGGTGCAAGAACCAGGTTCAAATCATTATAGGAATGGATTTCCCCAAAACTAACACCTTTCATTTATCTTCCCCTACCTTCTTTTGTTGAAATTCTGCCCAATGCGCTATTCATCAAAGGTGCATACCTGGCAATGATTGCACCGTCATTGGTTACAATATCGTGTCCTGCTGCTTCCAGAAGCAGTGGGAAGTATTCTGCCAAAATGTCAATCAATGTCCGCAGGTAATTTGCCACAGCATCACTTTGACCACCAATTCCGGCAGCTTTCATGTCCTGTGCAACAGCACTGATCCATGCCCTGTTCTGATCCAAGGGAACCACAGCTTCAGCACCGCTGCCTTCCAACAGACCCATCTGGCCTTTTTCCAGAATGCCACCTTTTGCAAGCAGCGGAATCTGCGGGATGTTGATGCCCTTGCCGCCAAGACCAGGCACCCAACTAGGAACCTTGATCTTGTTCAAACCACGGATCATCTTATTCACCAGGCCAATCACACTGTTCAGTGGTGACTTCACAAGATTAACAATGCCGCTGAAGACACCCTTCACGATGTTGACAATACCTTGCCATGCTTTCTGCCAGTTTCCAGTGAACACACCAGACAAGAAGGTGATGATTCCATCAAAAACAGGCTTCAGCAACGTACTCCAAAGAACAGAAATTCCCTGGAAAACCATCTGGACAATCGGTGTGATTGCCTTGATAACCGTTCCCACCGTGGTCATGGCATCAGAAACAAATGCCTTGATTTCCGGCATGTGCTGAATGACCCATTCAAGTGCCATCTGGACAATTGGCATCAACTGGACACCCAATTCCGTTGCTACCATGCCAAGGGATTTTTTCACATCGTCCATGGTATCACCAAGGACAACACCTGCATTGACAGCATCATCAGACATGACCAAGCCCAGGTCATGCGCTCTTTGTGTCAGTTCCTGCATGGCACCTGAACCCTGATTCAACATGGGCATCAGTTCAGCACCAGACCTGCCGAACAGTTCCGTTGCAAGTCTGGCCTTTTCGGTGCCGTTGGGCATGTCAGCCAGGGCAACCATAACCTCATTCATCATGGTTTCCTGGTCTTTCAATGCACCATTGGCATCCGTAACAGACAAGCCAAGCTTGTCAAACATTTCAATGGATGATTTAGATCCGCTGACCACACCATCCATCTGTGTCACCAGTGTCTTCATTCCCATCTGAAGAGAAGAAATGTCCATGCCGTTCTGACCCAGGACATAAGACCATTCCTGATATCCTTCTTTGGAAATGCCGATCTTCTGTGACATTTTGTCCACTTCATCTGCCGCAGCAGCAGAATTCATTGCCACTTTCATGACACCTGCACCTGCGGCAGCAGCACCTGCGGCAATCGCAGTTCCCCACTTTGCAGCAGTGGCAATTCCAGTCTTCATCTTTGAACTAAGACCGCTTGCCTTTGCTGTGGTTCCGTCAATTTCTTTGATTGCATCTTGGCTGTCAATTGCAATCTTTCCGAATAGCTTAAATAATTCCATCGGCCTATCATTCCTTTCCGTTGGAAATTATCTTGTATTTCCTCGTTTTGCATGGCTCCATCTGTCTGACAGCCGTCCATCAATGGCAGGAACCAATTCCCCAACCATTGCACCGCTGTCCAGGCAGATTTTCATGCTTGCAAGGTCTTCCAACAGATCAATGGCACGATTCAGAAGGGATGTGATTTCAGAAGTGTTTCCACCCCTGTTGCCCTGAAGTTCATTCAGGTCTTCAGCAACCCTTGACAACCATGCCCTGTTATGCTCCAAAGGAACAACCGCTTCTGCACCTGTTCCTTCCAGAAGGCCAACCTGACCACGTTCAAGGACACCGCCCTTGGCAAGCCTGGGAAGGCTTAACTTTGGGACTGTGCCAACATTGATTCCCGGCAGCTTGTTTGCAAGCCGGATGGCACTGTTGATCAGGCTGATGCCTTTGTTGATTGTGCCTTGAATAGCAGAAATCACTTTGTTCATGCCGGACTTCACGGCATCACCCATGGTTTTGCCCAGGGAAGAACCGATTGATCCGAACTTTGACTTAATTTTCGTCCACAGACCACCGAAGAAAGAACCCCAACTGGAAAAGGCATTCTTCACGGCAGACCAGGCAGAGCGGAACTTCCCCCCAAACCAGGAACCGATGTTTGAAAAGGTTGATGTGATCTTGCTTTTCGCACTGGTGAAGAAGCCCTTCACCTTGTCCATGGCATTCTGTCCTGCTTTCTGAATCTGCCCAAACTTTTCCTTGAACCAGGAACCAAGATTGGAAAAAGCCTTTGTGATTGCCGCCTTTGCCTTAGATGCAGCGGACTTGATCAAGTCCCAGGCTTTGATCCAGAACTTCCTGAATCCTTCCACGTTGTTCCACAGGTAAACAAAGGCCACCACAAGACCTGCAAGCAATGCCACAACCAAAGCAATTGGATTGGCAAGCATTGCAGCATTCATGCCAAGGATGGCTGTTCTGACCACCTTCACGGCATTAGCTGCCGCTGTCATGATCTTTCCCCAATTCAGAATCAACAGGAAGGTTCCGATGGCTGTTCCGGCTCCAAGGATGACAGCAACCCATATATCAATGGTGTCCTTGTTATCCTTGACCCAGGTGGAAATGTCCTTGACCTTCTGCACAAAGTTTTCAAGGTGTGGCACTGCTGCTGCAACCATGTCAGCAACCTTGTCTTTGATGGCAGTCAGGATAGGTTCACCAACTCTGCCGAATTCAGCAAAAGCATCCGTCAGCTTTTCCTGTGCCTTCTGCGCATCCATGACATCCTTGTTGGTGGTCTTGTACTGTTCAGAAGCCTTGGAATAGCTTCCGTTCAGTGTGTCCATGATCAGCTTCTGCCGTTCCTGTTCGTTGGAACACTTATCAAGCTTTTCCTGGAACTTTTCTTCAGATATTCCTGCCCAATTCAATGCATCCGTCAGGCCACCAGTCAGAATTCCTGTCTTGGCTGTTTCATTGGCAGCTTCCGTCAGTCCTTCAATGGGAAGGGATTCACCGAATGTGGCATAGACACCAGTGCAGATGTCAGTCCAGGTCTGAAGGTCTTTTTCGTTGTCGGTTAGCTTTGCAAGGTGTTGGGAAGCTTCGACAGCCTGTCCTGTGTCACCAAGGACGGCATTCAGATCCGAATAGGTTTTCTTTGCCGCTTCGGATGAATGACCGTTGGACACAAATGCTGTGTCAAGCTTGCCCATTTCGGTTCTGTATTCCCTGGAACCTTCGATTGCGGCTATCCATGCACCACCAAGGGCAGCACCTGCAACGGCAACACCCTTGGCAATTCCACCTGCAACAGAACCGATTTTGCTAAATGCTTCTGATGTTTCTGTGCTTGTTGCTCCTGCTTTCTTGGATGTGTCATCCATAGCTTTGATGGCAGAACTGTTGTCAATTGCTACAGTTCCTAGAAGCTTGAAAAGCTCCATATCTTGCCCCTTTCTTTAAGAAGGGCAAAAGCCATTGATGATCCCCATAGATTCCAGAACTGTTGCTTGCAGCACTTCATCAGGAAGGACTTCTTCTGTTTCCTCTGCTTGTTCCGTCTTAGAAAGAAATTCCTTGAATGTCATGTCAAAGACCCTGTGAAGCCAGAATTCCCATCTGGTCTGGTCTTCCAGTTCCTGATTTCTGATCTTCACAAATTCACGGATGAATTCAGTCAACCGCCTTGCCTGGATCATCTTGTCCAGGATGACCATTGGGCTTGCATATCTTTGGAACAGCATGTCAAGAAATTTGATTTCGTTTATCTGAACAGCTTGGAAACAGCCTGAAAAAAATCCTTGAATTCTTCCTTCTTGATCACATCAATGATCATTTCCATGAAAGTCACCATAGGAAGACTGGCAATCTCCTTGGTGGGCTTGCCGGAAAGCTGCGACAGAAGCGCATAAATGTCATTCTTGCAGCTTGCCAGATTGGAAACAATCACACCTGCAAGATCAAAAGCAATAGTCATTCCCACGGCAGTCAGGGCTTCCTGATCCTTGCCGGATGCCATGCCTTCAACGGCCTTCTTCACATCCGGGGATTCAAAACAGGACTTGAATTCCTTGACACCGATCTTGGAAATGATCTGGAACATGGGGAACATGTCATCTGCTGTCAGGTTCCGCAGTTCATAGGCTTTTGTCTTTTCTTCATTCATGTTTTCCATAGTGATGATTCCTTTCCGTTTTTGATTTCATGTCTTCCATACGGTGAAAAAAGCACAAGACCACCTTCATGAAAGGTGATCCTGTGCTTTACACTTCATCAGGTGGTCTTAGGAGTATAGATGTGATAAGGCAGAATGTCTGCTTCACTGGACAGTTCAGCATAGCATTCAAAGGTTGCCTTGAAGACACCGTTTTCCTTGTTCTTGCCTTCATGCTCAAAGCCAGAAGTGCAAAGGGCATAGTCAAAGATGATGATGACAGGAGTGCCATCCAGATACTTGCCGATATAGCCGAAGTTCTGGATGTAGTCACCATCTTCAATCTGCCGCTTGGATTCAATGACATCAAAGCCTTCAAAGGCAGAAGTGCCTTCCTGACCAACAACGGACATTTTCAGCCAGTCCTTGGTCAGTTCAACCATGTTGGTTTCCATGGTTGCAGTTTCACCAATCTTGACAGCCAGACCCTTGACCTTGACATTAGCACCATCAACTTCAATGTCCTTGAATTCAGGGACAATGGTGATCTTGGTGCCGCCAGAAGTGGCACCAATCAGGGATTCCTCGAAGTTCCACTTGCCACCTTCAAAGGTCAGACCCTTGTGCAGCGTACCTGCACCCAGAACAATGTTCTTGGGAGTCTTCGCAGTGATGCCACTGGACTTCAGTTCTTCATGTGCCATCAGTTGTTCACCTTCCATTCTTTCACTTGTAGATTGATCTGGATGCTTTTCAGTTCAGCATCCCCTGTGGGAACAATCAGGCTCCCATTATAAAAAACAGCCACCGCTGAACCTTTGTCAGTGATGGCTGTTTTGCCGGAAACCCGGTTAAAATAATTTTCGATTTTTTCTTTTGTGTCTTCCAGTTCAAGCCATGTGCCACGATGGAAGCCAGTCAGCATCACTGTGGATTCCTGAAGGCCGTCTTCCGTTGTTGCACCCTGTTCCGTGTACTGCCCTACATAATAGGGATATACAATCGGATGCTTCTTGTATGTCTCAAAGCCATATTCAATGCCCATGGCTTTCATTCCGTCAGACACAAGCTTCAGCACTTGCTTTGACATTTAGCCCATCCGTCCTTTCAGAACCTGTTCAGCCCTTCTGATGATAGCTGCTTTCGTTGCTTGGAAGGCATTGTGAAGCATCCGTCTTGGCTTCTGGCCTTTGGTGTAGTATGCTTCAAGACCTTGTTCCCTTAAAATAGCAACAGCCCTTTTTGCTTCTTCCAGTGTCCTTGCTTTGCCTGGATTGGCTTCCTTGACAGATGTGTTGCCCTTGACATAGACCCAATAACCTTTCCGGCCTTTGCCTTCCAGGGCATATTCACCTGTACCCATTTCCATCCAGATTGCAAGCTGCATAGGATTTCCGACAGTGGCTTCCTTCTTGGATTCATCCACCACATGCCCCCATGTGCCATGCAGATCCTTTGAGAAGTCAGAATTCCGCTGTGCTTGTGACTGCAATTCAGATGCAGCTTCTTCCAGGAACTGAATCACAGATTCATCAAGGGCATCTTTGCACTGAATGCTGAAGTCCTTGAATTCAACCTGTGCAGCCATGTCACTGACCCCCTGTGAAACGAAGATAGATTTCCAGGTGGGAACCACACTTCATTTCCATTGGATTATCAATCATCAGGATGTCATATACCAAGGCAGCTTCACCACTTCCAAGCAGCAGCCTGGAATTTTCAGCCGTGATCCGCTTGTCCAGTTCCACATAATCACAAATGAAGATGTGTGTGGATTCCTGGATCTTGGCATTGAATGTGGTGTATCTGGAATCACCTGACTGAAGGTCAAGCCATCCTTTGATAGTCTGGACATCCGTCCAGGTCTGCACATTTTCACCGATTTCATTTCCGGCAGAAGTGTAGACCTGGATGGTTGCCTTTAAGTTTCCACCAATTCCCTTCATACACTGATTCCCCTTCCAAATCTAGCCCTTTTGTAAGGCTTCAGGAAGCCCATCAAGGCCACCGGGAAGCCGTTCACAGTGTTGGTGCCAGTCTGGTCAACATAGGTCACAGAATGCCGGGAAATAGTTTCGGAAGCCACACCAACCTTTTCACGCATGTCCAGATCCCACTTCAGCAGGTTCACAACACCCATCTTGACATCCATGGGATATTCCCCTTCAGGTGTCAGGTGCCGCTTGAAATCGTTGTTGGTGTAGCCCTGAATGGAAAGTTCAAGTGCCTGAAGCTTTGCTTCAAGCACCTGATCATCCAAACCTGTTTCAATGAACTTGCGAAGTTCGGCAACTGTCATGATCATTTAAGACACCGCCTGTCCTGCAATGATGGCTTCAATGATTGCAGCCTTGGTTCTTGCACCATTCAGGTTGATGCCATGTTCCTTGGCATAATCCTTCAATTCTGCCAAGGTCATTTCATCAAAAGCTGTGCCTTCGGTGCTGTCCTGGCCTTCCTGATTTTCATGACCGTCCTGGTCATCATGGTCTGCCGTTTTATCCAGGTCATTGCTGTCCTGGCCTTCCTGATCTTCATGGATTGCCCCAATGCTATCAAGCACAGCACACTTTGCCTTGACTTCACGTTCAGAATAAACAGGATAGGGGATGACAGGCACATCCGCTGCATCCCCTACCGTGAATCCTGCTTCGTCCCATCTCACGGCAAATGCGCTGTTGTTAGCATACAGATAGGGCAAACCATCAACGATAATAAATCTGTTCATGGTTTAGCCCCCCTTCATTAGCCGTTGGTCTTGATCATGCCCATCTTCACGTTCTTGTGGTTGAACTTCAGGGCATAGTTTGCCTTGTTGCCCAGTTCAGCGAAAGTGGGAGATTCCTTCGCAATGTTGTCAACAGCCAGGGACAGGCCGTTGGGATGCAGAACCTTGCCCTGCTTGGTGTAGAACTTGTCAACACCTGCGGCAGTCTCAGGATCATAGTTGGTGGTGTACTGATTCTCATAGTTGCCCTTGTCAGCAGACAGGAAAGCACCCTCACCGAACAGGTAAGTCTTGTACACAGGGAAGCCGGAAACAGAAGTGTCCACAGTGTAGTAGTCAGTCACCAGGACATGCTTGCCGTTGATGGTAGGCAGCAGAATGTCCTGCTTGATAGCACCGCCAATGGTGTACTTGTCATACTCGACAAGCTTACGCTTCTTGTAGTTGCCAAAGATCTTGGAATGCATGATGGTCAGACCCAGACCACCTGCCATGTCACCCAGGGCTTTCTGCTCTGCATCAATCATGGTGGTTTCATCCATCATGTTTGCTTCAGCAATGGTGCCAGTGGTGATGGACAGGTCAGTAATATGGTCAGCCAGACTTTCAACACCCAGAACACCGTTTGCAATGTTCATCAGTTCGACTTCCCAAACCTGCTTGTAGTAGTTTGCAATCTTGCTCTTGATCAGACCCAGGGGATCAGCACCAGTCAGTTCCTTGGTGAAGTCCTTGGCCTTGAATGCCTTCATTCTCTGGATCAGCATGCAGGTCTGCTTGTCACCAGAAATCTCCACAGGAACGTTGTCGGTCATACCGTCATTGTTCAGCGCACCCATGTTTTCATCATGGACATTCATGGGCTTGTAGATGGGAATGGTTGCAACATTGCCCTTGCTGCCAATCAGATCCATGATGGATGCATCCTGCTGAACGATGCCGGATGCAATGATTTCATTTCTCCAAAAGTCTTCCTCATGCATCATATCCGCAAAGACTTCCTCATCAAAATAGAAGCCGCCAAAATTACCAGTTCTAGCCATAATTGATTACCTCTTTCTTTTAATTTTTTGCAAGCTGTCTGTACAGTTGTTCGTTTTCCTGCTTCAGCTTCAAGCGTTCGTTATAGCCCATCTTCATGAACTGTTCCTTGGTGACAGTGACATCACCGCCATCACCACCAGGAAGATTGTTCACAATGATGGTCTTCTTGCCTTCGCCTGTGAAGTGTGCAGGAAGCTGTGTCTTCAGCGCAGCAATCATGTCATCAAGCCCCTTGACCTTGCCCTTGTCATCCAAGGCAAGTTCCCCCTTGGCCTTCAGCTTGAAAGTGACATAATCAATGTCTTCAGGCTTCACACCTGCTGCCAGAAGGCTGACATTGACTTCACCGTCAATCTGCTTTGCCACAAGCTGCTTGTTCAATTCTTCAATCTGCGCTTCATAGGTTGTGATTTTGGACTGAAGTTCTTCATTGCCCTTTCCAGACTTCTTCAAATCTGCAATCAGGCCATTGGCAGTTTCCAGTTCGGTTTCCTTGCCCTTCAGAAGATCATTCAGTGCATCATACTTGCCTTTTCCGACATATTCACCAGATGCCAGGTTTGCAAGCTTGACCTGTTTTTCCTTATTGGCTTCATTGCCGTTGTGGGCATTGATTGCCGTTTCAATCTGCTTATAAAGTTCTTCACCCAAAATCGCTTTCAGAAATTCCATGTTAGTCCCTTCCTTTGCTGTTGTTTTTAATCGTGGTGTCACCACAAGCAAGTGTCAGTTTAAGTCTGCGGACACAGCAGATGGTTTCAAGCGGACAGTTTAAATGTCATACCCAGGACAATATGAAAAAGCACAGTGTTTCCACAGTGCTTTATCAACTACATAAAGCCTGGAAGGTCATCTTCCCGGCAATGCCGTCATTGTCAATCTTGTAGTGGCTTTGGACGGCCTTCAAAGCCAGTTCTGTTTCAGCACCAAAGGTTCCGTCAGCAATGATGTTCTGTTTCCGGCAGATTAGGAAGCACTGAAGGATTTTCACCAGTGTTCCCTTGTCACCCTTCTTCAGCGTTTTCACCGCTGCCTTGGTCTTGGCTCCAAAGAAGCCATCAGCAGTGACTTTCAGTTCCTTCTGCAATGCTTTCACCAGTGCCTTCTTGGTATTGCTACCATAAAGGCCATCAAGTGTCAGACCGCTTTTGAAATCACGGTTCAGCCATAGCTGCACTTCCTTCACGGATATAGGTTCCAGATCAGTCACCGTTCCAACAATCTTGTTGAAAAGTGCCTGTTCAGCAGTCCTTCTTCTTACAAGGCCAGTCAGAACCTTTCCACCTGCTTTGTTGTATGCCGGAATCTTCGCTGCAATTTCAGAAATCGTTCTGTTTTGACACAGCGTTTTCAGGCTTCCTGCACCACAGTTGAAGGTGAAGCTGACCAGGGCATCAAACTGATTCTGGTTCAAGCTTTCTGTCAAAGGACAATAAATCGGATTGTTCACAGCAGCCACACTGTTTGCCACATCTTGCAGCAGCAGTTCATCAGCACGTTTCTGTGTGATGGTCATGCCCTGTTTCACATCGGCTCCATAATGACCCCAACCGATTGTCCAATATTTTTCTGTTGGAACAGGCTTGTATGCTGTCAACCTGCACCCTTCAAAGCTTTTGATCAGATTCAATCCGGCCTGTCCAAGTGTTTTGGTTCCCATGGTGTTCACTTCCTCTGTCTGATTGTCTTCTTTCTTCAGCCAGAAGCACAGCACATTGTGGACTTTCCGTGTGCTTGTGATCTTGCCTTCAGGTGTGATGCACT